ATACCTCTGTGTCTGTGTTTACTAAGGTGTTGATATGATTAGGTAGTGGGTTGGGGAGTCTTATTACCCACTAACACTCCAATTAATGCTTGTTATTGTTAGTTTATGCTTCAAACTAGCAATAAAGACACACAAGCTGAATCACGAGGCTGCAAATACCACCTAAAAAATATAACTGGGAGCTAGTTACTACTAACTCCCAGCTATGTACTTGTTACTTGATTATGTTTCGATTCAAGCTCCAGTGATTCTCTAGAGCTTTGAGTCTGCGAACTTGAACTTTGATCTGATCTTTCCTTGCCTCGCAGATCCACGGACTTGTTAATGCGACTGTGCAATCGGTTAATGTGTAGTTCTCAATTGAATGTAACACTGGTTCTTAACTCCTTCATGTAGTTACACGCAAAAATGGGAAGCTGGATTGCTCCAACTTCCCATCTTGCTGAGGATTAGAACTTGCGAAGATCCTCTCTCCGATAGTGGCGGGTAACCGATCCATCCTTGGGATCAGTTGTTTCCCATGGGAGATCGCCATTCTCCCATTTCTCTCCGCAAAGCGCTTCGAGCTTGGCGTTTGCTCCTGCGGCTCCCTTCTCGGTCTTGTAGACCTTCGTGGATACTGCGGCTGAAGTGCCATTCTCGAAGAGTACGACACTGACGAATCCATTGGCGCGATTCCAAGTAGTAGTTTTCATATGAACCTCCTAAGTTCAAGATAAGATTGAAGTTAACCACCCAACACAGAAGCATTGAGTACAGAGTTCATACCAACGGGAACCTTCTTCTTCTTCGTTGATAAGAACACACAACACAGAAGCATTTAACGAGGAGTATACCCACGCACCTAATGCGACTAGTAGTAAGGCGTCTAGTAGTCCTTCTTACGTACCCCCCGGTAGTGAGGTTGTTTTGACTCCCCCCGCTGTTCCAAAGTGGGGAGTTGGTTGTTTAACGTTGGTGCTATAGTCAGATCTATCATCCCCCCAAATACGGATTAAGGGATTGTGTGCGAAATAACGCTATATAGGAGTGGGTAGGGGTCGATTTCGGGCAACTGCGTTGCCCGGTATTTTAAGAGTAGATTTGACGGCTGGATGTGTTTATGATATTTACTAACGAACAACAGGGCGGACCATATACATATAATAATAACTAATTGCCACTGACAAAACAACGAAAGGAAGAGTTATGGCTACTAGTGCAGAATTTTGGGAGTCGTCCAGTTACGGCCCCGGTGACTCTAATGGTACTTACGAATTTCAAAGCGCACGTTCCCCTAATAGATATCACTTGATGCGGCTTCTTCGTAAGCGTGGTATGAGGAATTACGGAGAGATACTTAGTACTCTACTAACTGATTCTTCTCCTTCTTCTACTGCTAGTGTCACTACTACGCAAGTTGATCACACTGTTGATCTTAATGCCAACAACATGGGTGGAGTTAGAGGTACAACTGCTAACGAAACCATGGACTTAACTATTAATAGTGACAAAGATGATGCAAGTGCGAACACGGCCCGTGCTGTTACTGCTGCTGACGTAACTGCACTACAAACGGAAGTTATTCCTTCTGGAAGTCGTGCCAATCGTGCGCCCACTACTTACCCAACTGATGCTGCTGGTAATGGTGGTGGAGGCAAAGGAGAAACCATCTAATGCCTAGTTATGATGAACAAGGGGTTTACAGGGACGAACAAGGAAATGTCGCCCCTGATCCCCGAAGTGGAGATATGGCCCCAGGAATGAGTCAAGCCATATCTAATTTTCTTGGTACATCTTATACTCCCGGTTCAAGAATCCCTCCAGCATATATGGGGGCAGAGGAGATGCAGCATTGGGACTCTGCTCTCCCACATGATCCAACTGCACTAGCTACTGGAAGAAGTGGCGGTGGAACTTTTATGCCAAGATCAATACAAATAGGTGGTGGCGCACCAAAACCAGCACTTGGTATTCAAGCTGGCACTCTTGAAGAAGATATAGATCAAGAAGCTGGTGGAATGGGGGAAGTATTAGCTAACATTCCCGGAATGTATGATAATCTAGATCCTATGGATGCGTCTGATAATATATCTCCTCTTGCTGGTGTAACACCTCCACGTAAACCAGCACCGCCACAGCAAGACTTTCCTTATACAGACCCAAACAGCCCAAACCCTATTGACCAATTAGTTACAGCAGATCCACAGGCGCTTATTAAAAGTGTAACAGATACTAGTGCGCCTGATATCACTGCAACAATGTCTCCTAAAGATGCAGCGGCATATAATAAGGGACTACAAGGTGTAGGTACTTATCTTAGTGGACAAGCTCCTAATTTAGATTTACCAGCAGATAATCCGGGTAGTCGCCTTGTGGACTGGTTATCTGAATTAATGGGAAGAGATGTTGATACGGCTATGGCTCCGTCTGAAGCTGGAACTTATGCCCCTAGACCTACAGAAGAAGCTGGACCAAATACTGTTCCTCCTACTGGTGATGATGCTGGTGATTTACGTGGAGAACGGCGTCCCATGAATGAAGCTGAATACATGGAAAATGTCGTGCAAGGAGGGAATCAACAAACTACTCGCCCTGCTCCCGGAGCAGGAAGTGTCCGTCCTACTGTTCCAGTTAATAAAGCGCCATTAATTGGAGCAGATTCACCAATGCTAAAACAACTAATGCAGATGATACTCCAAAGTATGCCGCCATCTACGAATGCGGCAACTGGTCCAGTTGGTGCTGCGGGTTCAGGAGCTAACGCTGATGCCTTAATGAAGCGTTACATGGGCGCAGTTGGCGGTTAATGCCTCTACCTATTGGTACAGAACCACTAGTTCTTGCTGACGGTACTAAGATAAATCCGTTAGACGGTAAGATACTAAAAGATGATATTCTCGTTGAAGTTCCCAACACTAGGGAAATTCAACGGGATATTGTCGCTGCTAGAAAACGAATAGCAGACCTACCCCTCCCACCAGAACAAATGAATACTCTAAGTCTTGTTATGGCTTACACAGTATTCGGATTGTCTGATAAAGATATTGGGAGCGTACTTAGCCTTAGTGGGGACCAAGTACATAATATAAAGATGAATGATGTGTATAATGAGTTGCAGCGAAATCTAGTTCAATCTATCATTCACTCTGATGCAGCAGAAGTCAGAGACTTGTTTGTATTAAACTCTAAGACATCTGCTCAATTATTTATTGATACTGTTAAAGATCCTGAGATGGGCATTGGAACACGTTTATCCGCTGCTAATAATATTCTTGATCGTGCCGGTCATCGTCCTGCTGATATCGTTGAGCATCGTCATAAAGTTGAAGGCGGGCTGCGGATCGAGTATGTCAAGAAAGAAGAACAAGATATCCCAACAATAGATGTAACACCTGAAGGAGTTATGTAATGGCTACAGTAACAGAAGTAAGTGGTAACGGTGGCGGCGAAACTGGTGCTGGACCAGAAAGAGAATTTAGTCGCCCAAGTGTTACAGCCAGTGCTTTATACGGAACAACTGTTCCTACTTTCGTAGGGCAGAAGGGAACTGACACTACTAATGATGAAGTGTGGATTGCACAACGTACTGATGTTACTAGTACAACTGCACTTGCGAATACGGATTGGGCAAGAATTGAATAAGGCTAATGCCCACATTCAGACTATTCGAAGGAAGTCTACAAGATAGATTTCAAAAGTCCCGCGACAAAATACAATTGTATGGTGGAGGATTTGCTAATGGCAAAACTGCCAATGTTTGTATTAAGGCGATAGAACTTGCCAAGGACTATCCCGGTTGCAACGCGCTTATGGCGAGATCAACTTATCCAAAGTTGAACGATACACTTAGAAAAGAATTTCTGAAGTGGTGTCCAGAAGATTGGATTAAATCATTCCCTAAGAGTGCTAATGGATCGAACACCTGCACCCTCAAAAACGGATCAACGATCAACTTTCGATATATCGCACAGCAGGGGAAGGGTGCTAATGAGGCGACGACAAGTAACTTGTTATCAGCAACTTATGACTTTGTCGTCGTGGATCAAATCGAAGATCCAGAAATTGTACACAAAGATCCCCTAGACTTACTAGGACGATTACGTGGCATGGCGAATTACGAAGGCACTGATCCAACGATGCCTAAAACTGGTCCTCGTTGGATGTTGATTACCTGTAACCCAACACGTAATTGGGTATACAGAGAATTAGTTAAACCTCTACACGATTTAGATCGTGGGATTGTTAATGACAAGCTGATGTGTGAATCAGACGAAACAGGTAAAGCATTAATAAATGAAGATAGCCTTCCTACTCCCATTATCGGATTGTATGAAGGAAGTACTTATGAGAACAAAGAGAATCTAGAAGCTGACTTCATTCAGACACTAGAAGCATCTTATCACGGACAAATGCGTGATAGATTCTTGTTAGGACAATGGGCGAGTTACGAAGGACTAGTTTATCCTTCATTCGATGAATCAGTCCACGTTATGTCCCATGAGAGTATAATAAACTATTATAACAAGCTAATAACCCAAGGCTCGGAGATAACTCACCTTGAAGGTTACGATTACGGACTTGCTGTGCCGTACTGTTATATATGCGGTTTCGTTGATATGTTTGGTAATGTATTTCTGTTGGATGGTGGTTACGAAAAAGAAACGCCACTAGAGATACAAACAAACAAGATTACCGAGTGCCGCAGCTATTATAAGATTCCATCCGACAACCATATGTACTCAGATCCAGACATCTTTAGACGTAAAGGGATCAACAAGGGAACAGTCGGAAGATCAATAGCCGACATGTTTCGTGATGATGGAATCTACTGCACTAGGGGCAACAACGATATTGCGAATGGTATAGTTAAAGTATCTCAATACCTGATCCCACAGAGAAATCACCAGAACCCTGTTACCGGAGTTTACAACTCACCGTACATATACTTCAGTGACCGTCTGGAATTTGTCATTAACGAATTCACTTCTTATTACTGGAAACGTGATCCGCGTGGAGATATACTCGACGTTCCAATAGATAAGGATGACCACGCGATGGATACTATTAAGTATATGCTATCGCATCGGCCTAATGTATCTAAGTTGATTGTTCCACAAGAAGATAAGGAACTTGGCTGGCGTAAGTGGGGAGAACGCGATCTGCCAGAAGCCACAAGGAATTTAAGATATGGCTAGTGGGAAACAATTACTAAACGCAATACAAAAAATAATGTCAGGACTAAGTGACGAACAATCACCAGCACAAAAAGCTATTACTAATCGGCAAGCAATACAGAAAAGAAATTTAGACACTGCAATAGCCGAAGAACGTGCCTTAACAGGAAAAGACCCAACTGGTCCCGGACCAGATTTACACTATTTCGGGGAAGATGTAGTAGAGAAGGCTCAACCAGACTTTATGCTAGAGCTTCTTGAAAGAGCGGCAAAAGATCCAGAGCTTGCAAAAGTGGCTAAAGGAACAACGCCATCTTTAATTGATATAGCAGAAGAAATAGGAACTACTACTCCAAGACCTAAAGGCCATACACAAGTAAAAAGATTAAGAGATATTAATGAGGAAACCCTTGAATCTGGTCAATGGCCTTCCCGAAGAGGCAAAAG